CATCCGTGCCCTGCGTCAGCACCAGGCGCCAGATGTGGCCCGTGGTGTTGGTTGCAGTGCTGATGGTGCCCAAGGTGCCGTGGCCGTCAGAGAAGACCATCGCCTCAAAGTTGGCGGCGGCATTCTCCATGGCGTTTTTCGTCGCCTCGGTCAGGATGTCCATTGCCGACTCGGGGGTCTCCGTGAAGGGGACTTCCGAATTCTCCAGGGTCATAATGCCAAAGCCCTTGGCGGGCTCGCAGGTGAAGGCAACGCGCTTCGCGCCACCCGGCTGAGCGTTCGCCAGCGCGGAGACGAAGTCCCCGCCCTGGCCACCACCGGCCGAAGTCGGCAGCGGAATCTTCACGGATTCGCCACCAACACCGGATTTCTTCTTGATGCGATCGAAAAACGGACGGGCCTGGTAGAACACGTCGGGATACGCGTCCTCCAGGAACTGGACGAGCAGGTTGTTTACATTGTCGGTAATGAAAGTAGCCATTTAGAATCAGTCCTTATCTGCCGAGTGACGCCGCCCGCTCCTTTGCTTTTTCGATGGCCTGCTTAAGGGACATCTTTTGCGGGGTTGGTACGGTCGAAACTCCTGGTTTTGGAAGGGTGCTTGGCGTGGACTGAGCCGATTCGCGTGCGGGCAAACTGTCTTTAGCCCCTACAGATACGGGCGCCGGTCGCTCTGGCGCGGGTTTTGCATCCTCCAGCGCATAACGCGACGCACGCTCGGCGAAAAGCTTCTCAGTTTCGGCCAGGGCCTCGTCCATAAGCTCGGACACGACCGATTGCGTCAGGTCCTCTGGGCTATACGCCTTGATTTTGGCTAGCTCTCCAGCCGCTTCTATGGCACCCTGGATAGCCTCATCTCGGTTTTTGAAACAACGGGGGAATTTGGCCTTATGCGTATCAAGAATGTCGCCCACAAACCGCACGCGACCCTCTTCGTTAGCCTTCTCAGCGGCGTCGGCTTTGGCCTTGGCTTCCAGGTCTTCACGGGTCTTGTCGCGTGCCTTAAGCGCCTCTACCTCTTTCTTCAGATCCTCAACGGCATCGGCAGCTGATTCGTCGGCGCCCGGAACGCGCACATAGTCCGACAGCAGGCGGTCCATTTCCTCGCTGGCATCTTCAACGCCGGCAAGCTGCTTAATAACCGCCTTGGGGTCTTTCTTGTACAGCGCGGCCAAGTCGGCCAGCTGATTCCCGGGTTGCGAGGGCTGGGCTTCGGGGGTCTTCTGCGCCTTCTTGAGGCGGCGATTCTCCGCCTCCAGCAGCGTCATGCGCGACAGGACGTCGGCGGGCAGTTTGATCTCGGCCCTGGACTCTTCCTTAGCTGGCTCCGCGGCGGCGACGGGCGCTGGAGCTTGGCCCATGGCCTTGGCTTTCGCGGCGGCGAGGCCCATCGGCTTGGGCGCGGCGTCTGCTGCCGGCGCTGGCGCGGCTACGGGAGTGGACGAGGCGGCGGCTGCGGGGGTGGTATCATCGGCCATAGAGATTTCTCCTAATTGTTGTTGACGGCGCGATACGGGCGAATTACAGTCCGGGGATGGGAAACTTCACTCACGAAAACATCGCGCGAAACATGGCCAGAGAAAATCCAGCAATCTGCTCGCATCGGTTCAAAACCGAAAGTGGCGAAAAAATGGCATTCTGTGACGATTGCAGAACGCCGCTGTTTCGCAAGAAGCAAATCTTCCAACGCATCAAGAAGGATAAGTAATTATGGCAAAACAGGCGGGGGAAGTGCCGGCGCAATCTGTGACGGCGAAGGCGCGAGCGCTGCGGTATCTGGTCCGCCAAATCCAGGCGACGGCATACCTTCTGCGGGCGGAACTGGCGGCGTCGCAGGCGCGCCAGTCGGAAGACCTGTATCCGGAAGAGCAGGAATCTTCGGAGGCGTTATCAATTGTTCTTTCAGGTCTAGAACGGCTGCGCGCCATTGCAGAAGGAGGTCTAGGGTCGAGCGAGGAGACCCCAGGTCAAGCTCAAACAGATACCGCTGTTCCGAGCGCTCCTTAGCGAAGTCCAGGTCCATAAACGGCGTCGGGGGCTCGTACTCGTCTTGCTGGACGATTCGGTCAAGCATCTTGTCAACGGCGTCCTGTGGGGCGTTGATCATGTCCAACATGCCATCGACATCTGGCGTCTGACTGACCCGCGTGTACGTGCTGCGCTTTATCTCGCCGTTGGCAAGCATGGCGTCCAACTGCTGTTGACGCTGCGCAGGCTCCTGTGACAGTCGGTTGACGCCGAAGCACTTGAGCGAGATTGGACGGTCGTTGAACGCCTGCTCAACCGCCTTCCAATTCACCAGGTTCTTGCGATACCCCGGAAGGTTGGTGGGCGGCTTGAGCTTGATGCCGAGTTTTATTAGGCGCGTCGCGACCTTAAGCACGAATGCGTCAAGGCGTCCGACCATCTCGGCGAAGTTGGCGTCGTCCACCTGCGCATAGCGGCTAATGGCCACGGCCGACTGCAGGCTGCCCGGCATCTCTCCCTTGACGGCGTTCTCGCTGATATGGGCGCGCTCCTTGCCCAGCTTAATAAGCGCCTGCACCTGTTCTGGCAGGTCCTTGGGGTAGGGTGGCGGCGCAATCATCTCGGGCTTCGTGCCGAGGTACTTGACGATGCTGGCCGGCGAGTCTCCTAGCGCAGCCTCGTTCACCCCGCTGTTCTCTTCAACCAGCCAGTGCGGCCAAGCCGTGCGGTGAAGGCACTCTTCCATGTCCTTCAGGTGCTGGTTGAGTGAATCGTTAATCCCCAGCAGGATTTCGGCCAGGCCCTGGCCCCAATATGCGCCAGCTACTTGGTGGAAGTCCCACTTATCAAATGGCAATTCAGAATCGTCGTAGACATCGTCTGCCAACGTGTAATCCCCAACCACCAACGCATAGCGCCCCTTCTTTCCGGTGACGTGATTGACACGCCACCCCGCAAGTAATGGCACAACGTTCGCGGTGTCAAGTAAACCTGGCCCAAAGAAGAAAGCCGGGAACGCAGACGGCGCGTCGCAAATAGCCTTCGCAGCCGCTGGATCGGAACCGAATACATCCAGCAGGTCTTCCCGGGACGCCCAAACTCGTTGAATGATACTCTGCGGGTCCGGGTCGTCTGGGTTTTCAAGCAGGAGTTCATCTTTTGACACTAGCGCAAGCGTCGGCTTCTTGCCGATGAAGTCTGGCCATGTCTTGATGACGCCAGATCCTGCATACTGCGCGTCGATACCCATGCGGACGTGCAAGTCCCAAAACTTCAACGCGTCAAACTCGGCATCCACCCATTCGGTAAGCGCTTTTGACGCCTGACGCTGATTAAACTGGCCGCGTTCGGGCACTACCTCGACGAAGGTCTTGTTTCGGAACATGCGGTTCGTGTAAACGTCGCCGCATTCCGCCATCAGGTTGAAGAGCGGGGCCTCGTATTCGAATTGCGAGAAGTAATTTACGAACGATGTCGGCCGTTTCGCCATGCCGTAAGCGAATTGAGACGTAGTAGGCCGACCAAAGAAATGGCGGTAAAAAACAAGCGTTCGCCAACGGTCCTGATAGTTAGCCGTCTCCAACTTGGTGGCAACGCGCGTAATGTGCTGTGCAAGTCGCTTTCCATTTGGGTCGGTCTCCTTGTCTTTCTTGGGCGCCGTCCACCAGGCGTTCGTCAGAATGCTCTTCTTGAGCTTGGATTCAACGACTTCCCCACCCATTCCGCTGTCGCGAGGTGCTTTAGCCATTACGCGGAGGCCTGCGGGCTATAGAAAAACAGCGCCATGCGCTCTGCCGCCTCGTCTGCCTCGCCCTCTGTGTCAAATTCCAGGCGCGTTCCCGGCACGTCTTCAATCTCAGCCGAGTAACGCCCGTCGCCAAGCGGCATAATCAACGCGGCCAACTGGCTAGTTTTCACGCTTCTCCTCAACAACGCCAAATTCGGGTAATCCCTGTCGCAAGCTGTCAATATCCCTAGGCGCCCGCGGTTTCACGGCCACTTCCTTCAGTGGACTCTTCGCGGGCATGGTCGCCGCTGGTTCCCGACCAGCAGGAGCCAAGGAGACCTCGTAGCTTCCGTCTTTATTGTATTTAAGTCCAGTCACATTGGCCGGCAGTTTGGCCAGCAAATCGAGCAATTCGGCGTGACTGCGCGTGCGAGCCATTCTTACTTGGTCCCGGTGGCTGGAGTCGAACCAGCATACATCTGGGTTATGAGCCCAGGTTGAATCCCATTCTCACCGGACATAGTTGGTCTCCTACTAATACGGGGCAAGGTCGCTGTTCAAAAACCTACCCTTCCAGTCGTTATAAAATATATTGCTAAGGGTGTTGGCGTCAGGCATTTTGGAACGCGATCGCATTGGCTTGCTTTTAAGCCACGCATCCCTTGATTCCACACCTCGCCAGAACATCAACTCTTTAGAAATCCACGTGGCTTTACTCATGCCAATACGGGGCAAGGTCGCTAATGGGGCATTTTGCCACATTGACCAACTGCGCGCCAAATGTCAGAGTAATCGCCATGACAAAAGAGATTCTGTTCGAACGCAGGGTACTAGGCGTAGACGACGTGGGACGGCTAGCGTGGGACGCATATGTCGCGTGCCTGGCCCGCGGTCACGTCACAGCTAGCGATGGGACGCTGCCGCTTGACGATTACACGATTGCGGCGCAGCTGTTGGTGGGAATGGCCTGCAACCGATCTGACGCCGCAGCCGTGCGAGATAGACTCCTCAGGAGCGGACTGCTGGTCCACTATGCAACCGAGAACGGAATTCAATACTGCTTCGTGGCAAAGTGGTTCCGATATCAGTTCAGAATGTCCCGCGCGGTCAGGGCTGCCAAGAACCCACCCGTGCCAATGGCCGTACTCAAGGAGCATCCGCGCTTCGCAGAGGGTTACCTTGACCTATTCGGACCCGGCGAGCATCCAAGAAACCAGAACAAAAGACGCATCGCCCCAAATGTCACGCGACACCTAGAAGGAGTACAGGTACGGGAACAGGTACGGGAACAGGAACGGGAGCGGGTTGAGGAGGAAGTATGTGTAGTGGAACAGGAAGAGGAGGACATGCCATGAGTCTGCCGAAGGGATTCCGCTCGCGCCGCAATCGCGTGCGCCCAAAGTTCATCGCCAGGCGGACGCTCAGATAGCAAAGGGCCAGGACCAACGGCCCAGCCCTCTGCAACCCGGGTCTATGTGCGGCTATGTCGTCCGATGTGCCTCCTCCTCCCAGTGCTCGCGCGTCAGTTGTTCGTCGGCAGCCTTCTCGGCCCTTAGCTCCCGCGTGCGCTTGTCGCCCTGTTGCACGAGAATCTCGCGGCGCAGCTGCGCGGCAAGCTCCTCGCAAAGGCGAACGGCCATCTCCCAATTCCTCAGTGACTGGTACAGTGCGTCTGTTTTCATGGCGTCAGATATATGGCGCGAGGGATAGCGCAACTAGTCAGGCGAAACCCTGAAAATACTTGCAACGTCGAATTCGGCCGTGATAGGTTGACGACATGGCGAAGAAACAATTCCACGTGTTCAAGATGTCGGAGGCTGTCCCTGCGCTTGAGACAATTCGCTCCTCTCTTCCGGAAAAGAGGCTGTGTCCGGCTATCCCGCGTGGCCATCGGTGCGCGTTCTGCGGTTCAAACAAGCCCGTTAATGCTCGGTGTCCAAATGATTCTCCAGAATGGCCACATGGAGGGATATAAGTGACCAAATGCCCAGCATGTGGCGCGGATAACGCGCTGATTCTCTTCCAAACCATCGAATGCCGCAATGCGAAGTGCCGGCATTACGTGAAGCCAAATGAACCGGACTGGGGCGTGTCGTGGCATACGATGCAGATGTATCTTCGAGGAAGGTATGTGTGCGAGCAATGAGCACCGACGAGGCCAAGCGCGCGAACCTTCTGTCATTCCTGCCACCCGGACTCTCCGTGCGTCGCCTGCGCGAAGGCGCCTATCTCGCGCAGTGCCCGTTCCATGCCGACGATTCGCCCTCGATGAACCTGAGCATCAAATCTGGCCGCTGGCTTTGGTACTGCCACCCGTGCGGCATCGGTGGCGACGTCATAAAGTTCGCCAAAATGCTATATCGCGTCGAATTTCCAGTAGCCTGCGATATACTGTGTGGCAATTTGCCACGACCCCCGGCTGCCGGCATGGCCGACCGTTCAAGCATAGCACCTGTGGCAAAAAATTCACATGTGGCAAAATCTTCACAGCCGCGGTGCATCGTGGCCACATATGACTATGGCATGTATCGAAAGGTGCGATATGATCCAAAGGGGTTCTCGATAGAGCACAGAGACGTGGTTACCAACGAATGGGAACCTGGTATTGGCCCGTATCAGACGGTTTTGTATATCGCGACTGGTGTGAACATCGATGGACCTGTGTTCATAGTCGAGGGAGAGAAGGCTGCTGATGCTGTTTATAATCTCGGGTTGCGCGCGTGCGCAGCTGGCGGCGCCAATGCCTGGAAACCACAATTCGCCAACCAGCTGCGAGGCCATGAGGTAGTCATCCTGCCCGACAATGACAAGGCCGGAGAACGCTACATGGAGGCCGTGTGCGCATCGCTGCCGTTCTGCGCCAAGGTGATTCGCCTTCCCGGGCTGCCCAAAGGGGGCGATGTGTACGATTGGATTCGGGCCGGGGGGACCAAAGAGCAATTGTTGAAGATGGTAGCTGATGCAAGTTTCACCAAAAAAGACTTGCTGGCTACGGGCAATTCCTGATACATATTGGTCATGGAAAATGAATGCACCAACGACGGTTGCTGTAGCGAATGTTGTGACCCTCCGATGCGAGAATGCAAGGAATGTGGGCAACTGTTTTCTGACTACACCGAATACTTGATTTGCGAACAATGCGAGGATAAGACGCCGTGCCAAACCTAATCCCCGGCGGGTTCGACGATGACCCATTCGAATTCCCCGAGTCGGACTGCCCGACACATAACATGACGAGCAAGCCGCACAAAGGCGGTATTCACAAGGTAGAATACAGCACGAGGCCAACAAATCATGCGCCGAAGTTCTCGGCCAACGGTGGAGATATTGCGACATGGAAAAAGGAACGACGGCCGTGAAATCAAACGCCTTGATGATGAAGTGCTATTATCCTGGTTGTTGGGGCGAAGAAGAAACGCACGGCGAATGTGACGCCGTTTGTATTTGTTATGGAAGCAGAGATCATCGTGGGTGCCATGATTTTTTGATCCGCGAGAAGACCAGGTCTGACGACATCTCCAGCCCCGATCATTACAAGGCCGGCGCCATTGAGGCCATCGACGTCATTGAGGCATTCGGCCTTAACTATCGCCTCTCCAATGTAGTCAAGTACGTGCTGCGCCATGAGCGCAAGGGAAATCCCCTGAAGGACCTTAAGAAAGCCCAGTTTTATCTCAATCGAGAAATTCAAAAACGCGAGGAGAAAGGCGAAAAATAATGTACTCAATCTGCCTGCAATTTGTGGTAGTATCTCTGTTTGTTGCCGGTGGGTTTCTTTTGTCGCTGGCGTATAACGAAATCAAGCGAAAGGACAAGTGATGTTGAAAGAAATCTCCCTGGATGGCGTGCAATACGTTCTCAAGTCCGAGCTGCCGCAAGTCCCGTCCGGTAACCGTTGCGTGGTCGTTGTTGATCGTGGGTGGGTATTCGCCGGTGACGTTGAGCGCAAAGACGGTCGCATCAAAATTAGTAATGCCTTGTGGGTTTTTCGTTGGGAGTCGATTGGGTTCGATGGCATGGTGAGAGACCCGAAATCCAGCAAGGTCACGATTAAACCGCTGGGGCACTGCGTTGACATGCCGGCCGATGCAGAGGTGTTTTGTGTGCCAGTGAGTGATACCTGGGGGAAGTGATGTTACCGATCGGCAACGGCGACGGCTACGGCAACAGCAACGGCAACGGCGACGGCTACGGCAACAGCAACGGCGACGGCTACGGCAACAGCAACGGCGACGGCAACGGCGACGGCTACGGCTACAGCAACGGCAACGGCAACGGCGACGGCAACGGCAACGGCGACGGCAACGGCGACGGCTACGGCTACGGCTACAGCAACAGCAACGGCGACGGCGACGGCGACGGCGACGGCTACGGCAACGGCTACGGCGACGGCAACGGCACGGTTAGGCGAAAAAACAGAAGGAGACCACAATGAGCGACGTTAACGAAATTAAGCTGGTTGGAAAAATCAAGTACAAGCCCGCGGGTATTGGTCTTAAGCTGGAAACCACCAAATCAAACGGCACAAAGGAATTCATCACTACCCACGAAATCCTGTTTTTTGACAAGGCGCACCTGCCGTTCAATGAGGGCGACGTTGTTACGGTCACCGGCGAGTTGGGCAGTAAGAAGAGCGAGTACGAGCGCGAGCATAACGGCAAGAAGTACCCGGTGTACATGACGCAGATCATCGGCCGCACCATTGAGCGTACCGTGGGAGCCGATGACGGCGAGGAGATGCCGTAATGGATGACGAGACGACTGTTGTTGGCGCAGTATTTATTGTTATTGCGTCATTGTTATTTGTGCTTGGCCTAAAGGGTTGTAACAACGACAGGGCAAGCACCTCAGAAAGGCATTACATTGTCGGAGAGTGCATCAAGGTTGGGCATACCACACTTGAATGCAAGGAATTGCCCTAATGCCTATCTACAAAGGAAGTTCCAACAAAACCGTTGGAAAAAACATCAAGGTCGAGGAGGCCTCTGGCAAGCCGCACAAGCAGGCGGTTGCCATTGCGCTTTCCGAGGCCGGTCGCAGCAACAATGGGAAGAAACGTGGCAAATGAGCTTGGCCGCTACTTAAACAACGTGCGCGCGGGTTGGGTGGACAGAAAGTGGGTCATGCATGGCAGTGTGTTTGATGATAGCGGCGTGTTTGTGGGTATTGCCAACGCTTATAGCGACGATTTGATCGCATGCGCGGCCGGGTTGGTGGCGGAGGCTAAGCGAATGCGCGCCGAGGATGCTGACAAGTTCCCGCGTCCCTAGGGCTTGCGCCATAGCATACGCGAATCTCTTGGCTTAGCAGTCGCGGTTGGCTTAAATTCGATGAATTGCTTACGAAATGTGTTCTCTGCCTCCCGGTATGCCGCGATATCGGGGGGCAGTTGGGCGCCGATGTTTTGTTTCCTCTGTTCTGCTGATTCAAGGAAGGCTGGCAATGCGTAAGAAGCTGCGTCAAGTGCGTCAGGGTGCCAGGACGGGTCCCAGGCCCATTTTCCGAGCGCACGCTGTTTTTGCGACCACATGGCCCGCTTGCAGTCCTCTTCCAGCTTGCTGCCAACGATTATTCGAAATTCCCCACGTGACACTAAGTCATCAAGTCTGTCGACTCTCGCTCGCAAACTACCGCCGCCTTTCAGCGCAGGTTCTATTATAATCCCATGGCTCCTGTAGAGCATATCATTGGTTGTGGTGGCGCTTCCTGCGTCGCGGATGACGCGTACTATTCGACCATAGCGTTCTTTAAAGAATTTGATTACTTCGATCCACTGACTTTCGCGCGCATCTGCCGCCTTCTCTGTTGCCCATTCGGCCATATGAAATACTCCGCTTACGCCGCGACCCCAGCCTATTACCTGCACAACGAAGCGGTCTGCCGTAGCAGCCGGATCCAAGCCTATAGCGAACAAATCCACGCCATCCGGGGGCTTGCCGCATATGAGCTTGCCTGGCGCAAGCTGGTCTTCCCGGTAATTAAGTAGCAACTCGGGTTGCCAGCCCGCGCGCTCCTTGCGGTAATGAATAGCTGTAACATCGTCTTCGATGTCCCAGCGGCCAAACCAGTCACGCTGGATGGTCGGATGGTCCTCGGCCCAACCGTACTTGCGCATGGTGTTTTCGAGCGCCTGGCGGTTGTTGGTTAAGTACGGGTTGTCAAAGCGGCTGAAGTTCCAAAGTTCCCATTCGCGGCCTGGACCATTAGCTATCTTCCCGTCAACCAGGTTGGCCATCCACGTATCCATGAAGTAGCCAGCCTTAATCTTCGGTATGGTACCCTGAATTACCATACGCCCCGGAACCGGCTTCTCGGCCGTGGTCTCGGATAGCATCGGCTCTAGGACATCCTCGGCAAGCTCCTTGACCACCTCGGGTTGCGATTGGGCCTCATCGATGATGGCCAAGCCGCCGGCCATGCTGTCACCCAGCATTGAGGCTACGTGTCGCGCATCGTCCACGCCGCCAAAGCGCACGGTAGACCCGTTGGGAAACGTGGTCACCATGTCTAGCTCTTCGTTGACGGCTGGTATCTTGAGGTCACGCAGCAAGGGAAGCCACTTGCGGCGCCACACCACCTTAGCCTGCGGCCCAACCAGCGCAAGATATAGGCACGCCACGTTAGGCAGCGCCATCATGGTTAAGACGAGCATGCGGCATGCCGCCTCGGTCTTGCCAGCGCGGCGGCTGCACAACATGAGGATGTTGCGCGCCTTGCTGGAAAGAATCTCCAGCTGCTTAGGGTGCTCGCCTGCAAGCTTGGCCGGCGTAATGGTCGCGCACGCCCGCTTCCAAAGCTCGGCGTTAAGCTCTTCGCGCTCTGCGTTACTAATTTTCGGCAATGCTAATGTTTCTAGCTAAGCTGACGATGCTAATTACATGCGAACCAACGACGTGCTTCTGGCCCGCGCTATCGCACTGACCTTGGCCGCGTTCGACGCCTCGAGGTCTGCCGAGGAGCGCCGGGAGTTGACGCTAGAAGCGCTTGAAATTCTGGCGAAGCTATCAAACTGGTAAGAGAGCAGTTCGGCTTGCACCCGAGCACATGGGACATGCCACACCCTATGCAGCCGTAGCCGTCGCCGCGAAACTGGTAATCTCGTAGCAATTTCGCCAGTCCACGTTTGGTCATCAAAATCCGGCCTTTCTCGCCAATTCTTCATCAGTCATTTGTGATAGCGGCTTTTCAATTCCGCTCTTCGGAATGGCACGGTCAATTGCGATCAGCTGCCGCGCCCATTTCGTTAGAAGTTCAGCTTCTTCGTCGGTAGGCGGGCGCGTGCGCAGTGTGCGCTCTAGCCCTTCCAAGCGCCACTGAAGAAGGCGCCGAATGCTGGACACCATGTCGCCAGTGGTGCGCTCTACATTGGCTTCGTCGTCGAACACGGCGCGCGTCAGGCGCCCATCTTCCCGGGGGCGGGACTGTGGTATGGCCAGATTGGCAGCTGCCTCCTGTGCTGCCTGGTATGCCTCGATTTCTGGGATGTACGGGCGGAAGCGAAGCGTTATCTTAGCCTTGACGGCAAGTTTGATGGCAAACGGGGTCAGGAACGGTGTCTCTATCTCTGTTCCCACCAGCCGCGCGGATTGAAATAGTGCTTTCCCGACAGAAGCGAGACGATATGGCCGTTTGACCTGGATCCATGCAATACGATTTGGGCGCTTGAAGACGATAAACCCCAAGAGATTATCTTCGCGCCCAGGCGGACTAGCAACAAACGCCATCCACCCACGGTCCAGGAGGGCATCCATTTTCGGGATAATGATAGCCGGTGGCGCGTCATCGCAGTACGGGTTGTTGGACCGATACGCTCGCTGGAACGAGTCAAGTATCAGCGCCCTATGATTCGGCGATGCGGCGCGAATGTCAACTTCGGCCATTGGCTATCGCCTCCATGCTGTTTTTTGCAGGAACTTGCGCCACACGGTTCTCGCGCGCCTCGGAGTCAGACCGAATTTCGTAATCGTCGCCAGTTGCGTAATCTCCCCGCGCTCAGCACACGCAACCAGGAATGGCCGGTATTTGTCGTCATTCGGCAACGCATAGGCGGCGTGGCGGATGCGCGCCCAATACTGATAGGTCTCGTTCTCGGCCAGCGCAATTGACTCGTCACCCACCCCAAACGCCACGTGTTCTGGTGACAGGGTCCAATACCCCGGGTAGCGGTTAAGGTCGACGTTCCGCTCCACGTCGCGCCATTCGGGGTCAATCTCGCGGATCTTACGATACCAAGTTACTTGAAGCGCACGTAGCGCACGGCGCGACATCGGACGCCGCGCCGTGGCCACGGCCGGCATTAAACCACCACGCTCCAGTCATCGGCCAGGACGTCCGTTTGCGACGCCAGCCAGGGGACGAAAGCGCCGTCCGCCGTTTTCATCATGATGTACGGCAGGAAGCGGCAGAGCGTTCCGAGGGGCAGGCCGGTCGCCTTCGCCGTATTAGCGTTAATCGGAATACCGCCGGGATAACCGGGCTGATAGGCCAACCACATTCCCTTGCCGTTCCAGCCTTCGCGGGAGATTCGAGATCCAAGCTTCAATTGTGCAAGCGCATCACCGAAATTCATTTCGTATCCTCGATTGGCTCGAGAACTGCACCCGACTCTTCCGGGTAATCCGCAAAGAACCGCTTGCGGGCCTCCGCGTTTGCCAAACGCTTAATGCGTTCCATCTTCATGGTGTTGTAATCGGACGCAATCTGCGTCTCCATGGCCTCTTCGTCGGTAGGTCGCTTGATTCCCTTTTCGGCAAGCAGCGCATTCACGCGTTCGTCGCGACGCGCAACCAGCTTGTTCCGATGCGCCGCCATCTCAATAGCGCGGACCTCCTGCTGCGCGCTAAGCTCGATGGCCTCCTCCTCAGTTGCCGGCTTTTGCTGGCCGGCCGGGGCGCCGCTTGGTTGCGCCTGACGCATTGCTTTACTGCGACGATTGCCCATTGGTAACCTCCGTCCTTGAACGTTTGCTGATTATGTTGAAAACTGTTTTTCTATCAACGCCCAACATCTTCGCTGTCTGACACTTTCCTATCCCAGCGTTAACCATGGCAATTAACAGCTTAACGCCGATGTTGGTTAGTTTAGACCTGCCGTTTTTCTCTCCGCGTGCCGTTCTTCCTTTTCTGACTGCATCTTGCAGGTTTTCCTTCTGCGTTCCTATAAACAGGTGAGACGGGTTAACGCACAGCCGATTGTCACAGGAATGACAAATTACCATGCCGGTTGGAATCTTGCCGCAGGTAAGTTCGAAGGCAATTCTATGCGCCCGACATGTCTTTCCTGCGTGGCCTGCCACGCCGTACCCGTTCGGCTGGGTCGCTCCCGTCCAATCCCAACACCGATCCGTTTTCCTTACCTTCTCCCAGAACCCCATGGGACTCCTTGTCTTCATCAACGACCACAAAGCCACATGCAGTCAATGCCTCTTCTAGCGTGTAAACCGTTGCCTTCTGACCGCGCCACTTACTGTGCCACAAAACCTGTTTCGGGGAAAGCCCATTGCCGGGGGATTTCACCTCCAGGAGGAAATTGTATCCGTTGATGCCTACGATCATGTCAGGCACTCCAGCTTGGCCATTGACCCCCTCAATAAGCTGCACCGTGCAACCCGCATCTTCGAGGCCAAGCTTAATCTTGGCCTGCACCCTGTCGGCCTTATAGAACATGGTATGATAATTGCATAGTTGCGCGAGTATGTCAACGAAGCAAGAAACAGCTTGCGTGCAATGGTTCTTCCGTAGTACACAAGACGGATGGAAAACACGCCCAACATTCTCGCCGACGCTGGCGCCAAGGAAGCTATCGCGCTGTCCGTTGGCCAAGTAAATCCTTCGCAGCCCGCTGTTGACGCGCAATACCTCGACGATGCGCCTGAATTCAGCGATGCCGTTAAGGCCATTCTGTCGCGCAAGGTCGACCCGACCATTCTTGAGGTTCGCCCGACAAGCAAGGGCGACGGCTTGCTGTATGCGCCATGGGTGCATTACCAGCAGGTGTTGTTTGACGCGTTTGGTGTTGGTGGGTATCGCCTGGTGCCCACGGGCATCGCGCGCACCGTAGGCAACGTGAAGACGTGGCCGGGCGCATTGTTTGTGCGGGCGCCGGGGCAGAAGAAATTCCAGTTTATCAAGTCGGCCACAGGGGAATGCAACCAGCACGCCGGCATGACCGAGGGTAATGCCATTGAAGGCGCGCAGAGTGACTGCCTGACGAAGTGTTGCAAGGGATTGGGCATCTTCATGGAACTTTTTGATCCGCGCTATCGCCGCTGGTGGCATGAGAACGAACAGGGGAAGCACGAAGCGGCAAAGATGGCCGCGAAGATGCCGACCAAAGGAGAGCTTGTTGCGGAGGCTCAGTCCGGCGCCGACAAGGTGGCGTCGCAATTCGACGGGGCCAAGGTGGTATCAATTCGCACGACTGACACGGGCGAGGCGCCGACGCAGAACGCAATCGACGGCTGCCGGGGATTGATGAAGCGCCTCGGCTGGAAAGCGTCTTACGCAAAGATGTGGCTCAATGGCCACTTTGGCCTGTCATCGATGGACGCTGCCACGGCGCGGCAGGCCGAGAACGCGTATATCTTACTGTCGGCGTTTGGCAAAAAGGAACTCTACAACAACGCCCTGGAAGAGATGATCCGCAACGGAGAGGCAAATGCCTTTTCGGAGAAACTGTAGTGCTCTGGTCGGCGTCTTCTCTGAAGTGGCCGTGTAGCCATGTGAACGTCCTGTCTAAGCTGCGCAAGCCGTCAGAGTCAAGCCAACTGGCAATGGACAAGGGAACTGCTTTCCATGCTGACGTTGAGACGTGGATTAAGACCGGCGAAATGCCGCAAATCGACGATGACGAGGTCCGTGGCTGGGTAGACTTGTTAATGTCGCAATGGACGCCGCCTCCGGGTTGCATGGTCGAGGTTGCTTGGGGTCTGACTCCAGATATGCGCTACTGCGAAGTAGAGGAGCCGGAGCCTCACAAGTACGTGCGCAAGGGCGGCGGCGAATTGCTGACTGCCGGCAGGGCAGACCTGGCGCGTCACATTGTCCCCGGCGTTGGTGTTTTTATTGCCGACTGGAAAACGGGGCGTTGGCCAGTAACGCCAGCCCACAAGAATCTTCAACTTGCCGCAGCTGGTATCGCCTTTGCCGACATGTTTGGGGAACACTGTTTCGACCCTGCCATTTACTACGCCCAGAATGGAGAGTGGGACTACGGTTGGACGGTTGAGGTTGACGACGTGAAGGAAGCTGTTCGTGCCGCCGCAATGCTGGACGGTTCGCCGGTACTTGGCGAGCATTGTGGCCACTGCTGGGAGCGCAAGAATTGCAAGGCATATAAGGAGCCTGTGAAGTAATGCGCAAGTCATCATCTCGGGTTGGGCGTGTGCATCTGGTTATCCCCGATGTGCAGGCCCGGCCGGGTGTTGACACGTCGCACCTGTCCTGGATCGGAAACTACATTTCCGCTAAGCGTCCAGACGTCATTGTCTGCATAGGAGACTTTGCCGACATGCCATCTCTCAATTCGTATGCCGTAGGTAAGGCCGAATCCGAGGGAACACGGTACGCCGATGACATCAATCACGCCAAGCAATCCATGGCGCTGCTGTTGCGCGCACAGGGGCGCACCCGCGGATATCGGCCCGACATGCACCTCACCATGGGCAACCATGAGCACCGCATCGACCGCGAGGCTAATAGCAACCCAAAGTTGATAGGCACCATCTCAACCCGCGACTTAGGTTATGAGGATTTCGGCTGGACGGTACATCCTTTTTTAAAGGTTGCCAAGTTGGACGGAATTGAGTATTCGCATTACTTCGTCAGTGGCTCAATGGGCCGCCCTGTGTCATCGGCGGCAGCACTGTTACGCACGCGGCAGTGCAGCGCTGTCATGGGTCACGTTCAACGGGTTGACATGGCCATACACCCATCTACGCAGAATATCGCGCTTTTCTCTGGCATCTGCTACTTGCACAGAGAAGTTTACCTAACGCCGCAGGGTAACAACACCAAGCGCGGGATATGGATTCTCAACGAGGTCTCAGGCGGCACGTTCGACCCCTGTTTTGTGTCATTGAAGTTTTTGGGAAGGAACTACGGATGAAGAACTCGGAAAAAATGCTCCTGTATATCTCGCTTTGCCAGTTGTGCGACAAGCGTGTGGACTCCGTGCGCCTCTCCGACGGCACCAACGAAGACAAGCTAGCCATCTACCGTTGCCACGGCGATACGTATCAGGTGCGGTTCAAACTGGAAGAGCTTGCTGACGCGGAGTGCACCGGAATAGGCAATGAAATCATGCGCATGCTGATGACGCCTTTTGCGCCAAATAAAAGCGACGGTTCGCTAAATTAATTCTTGCGTGACATCGGGCCGCCGTGATACCTAAAGAGACATGAAAAAGCTCTCATCAAAGTTCGTTCTCGTTTTGCGCACATGCAACGCCGACATGACATCGTGTGGCGGATTCAAGTGGCCAAAGAGGGGGCCGGTTAAGTGCCCAGACTGGAGTCCGACCAAGGCGTGCGGAAATGGTTTGCACGGGTTCCTGTGGGGCGAAGGAAACGGTTCATTGGCTAATTTTTCGGCTGACGCAAAATGGCTAGTGGTCAAGGTCGCCTCTGACTCTGTCGTTGATCTTGCTGGCAAGGTAAAGTTTCCACGCGGAACCGTTGTGTTCTGTGGAGACCGACTTAGCGCTACTAATTACATTGCCGCGGTAAGGCCGGGGGCGATCGTCGGCGGCACGTCCACGTCGGGTAACTACGGCACGTCCACGTCGGGTGACTACGGCACGTCCACGTCGGGTGACCGCGGCACGTCCACGTCGGGTAACCACGGCACGTCCACGTCGGGGTACCGCGGCACTATCGTAATTAAATGGCACGATGGGTCACGCTATCGTTTGGCCGTAGGATACGTTGGCGAAGGTGGCATTCTTCCAAACGTGCCCTATGTTGTTGTTGACGGGAAGATTGTGGTCAAATGAAAACCGCGCTCGCAATCGCGCTCCTTTTGTTTGCCGGCTGCGGAGACAACGACACCTCCCGCTCTTCTGTTGCTTCTGCGCCGCTTACGCAGTGCAACCCAATCCCTGACCACGGCTCAATCAAGATGAGCGTCTGCCGAGGATATGTAGACATCGGCGAATGCTCATACGATATGCCGGATGGTCGCACAATACATGTCGGAGACTGCTGGTCGCCGGCTGGCACGTGCCTGTGGTCTTGCGCTGAGAACGAGCCTAAGTGATGGATCGGCTTGCAATGTTTGCGCCACCGGTTGAGCCGAAGCGCGAGAGGATTCCACCCCCGTCCATCACAGGGGACCCCAAGGCGCCACACGGCGTATGCGTAGGGGAACCGGCGCCCGCCCGGGGATGGGAAGCGGGCATTATTCAAACTCCGCCGGCAACCATGGAGGGTGCGCGCGACTACCAGCGCGACGCTATCCTGTCGGTATATAAGAACCTGGAGACGCACCGATCCACGCTAATCGTAATGGCCACCGGCCTGGGCAAGACCTTTACGGCCGCCAGCATCGTGCATAACTGGAATGGCCGCGTACTGTGGCTTGCCCATCGCGACGAATTGCTATCCCAGGCCATGCGCGAGCTTGAGCGGCTTACGGGCGAAGAGGTGTCGCTGGAACAGGCGCAGTCCAAGGGCGGTGGCACGCGCATCACCGTCGGCTCCGTAGCTACCATGCGCGGCGCCCGGCTCAAGAAATGGCCACGCGACGAATTCTCCCTGATCGTAATCGACGAGGCGCACCATGCCGCCGCAGCTGGTTACAAGACCATCGTCGAACACTTCGTATCGGCAAGAATTCTAGGCATGACGGCCACCCCGGATCGCGGTGATAAACAAGGCTTGCACAAGGTCTTTGATACAGTTGCCTGTAATTACGACATCACGTTTGGCATCGACAACGGCTACCTGGTTCCGGTTGACTTGGTCGAGGTGTATGTGTCCAGCATCAATCTGGACAAGGTCAAGACCGTGGCCGGCGACCTCGAGCAGGCTGGTGTAGAGAAAGAGATCATCAAGGCCGTGGCGCCCATTTCGCGCGCCGTCATCGATGCATCTAAGAATGGCGAACGCACGCTTACGTTCACGCCGCGGGTTGCAAGCGCTCATGCCGTGGCCGCCGCGTTGAACGCCGAGTGTGCCGACAACGCGCACGCCATCGACGGCAAGACCGACGAATCGCTGCGCCGAGACCTATTGCGCGAGCACAAGACCGATGGCTTTCAGCATCTTGTAAACTGTCTCGTTTTCACGGAGGGATATGATGACCCTGGCATTATCGTTGGTTGCATTGCTCGCCCTACTAAGTCTAGGGGCCTTTATGTACAAATGTTGGGACGACTACTGCGCCCGCCGAAAGGAATCGGAGAATTACAAACTAGAGACGAAAGGCTATTATCTATTGCGCAATCATCAAAACCCCGTGCTGTTATCCTTGACATCACAGGCCACGCCGGGCGTCACAGGCTCGTGTCTCCCGTTGACATCCTGGGACTCAATTATAGCGAGACAGAACGGATTGCTGCTAAAAAGCGTCTTAAGAAGTCCCCCGGTTCCGTCAAAGATGCCCTCGAAAGTGCCCGTAAAGAAATCGCGCAAAAGCTCGCGGCGGCAGAGGCGCGGCGCCTAGCATCGGTCGGCCAGGGTGCCAAGGATGCCGTGGTGTCTCTGTCCAGGCGCATGCTTGATCCGTTCTCGGCGTTGGACATCGAGCGCGAACCGCCGCTGCCGCAACCCAACTGGGCCTATGATCCGATCAGCGTCGGCCAGCTGGAGCAATTCAAGGCCAACGGAATTCCCGTCCCAGCGGGTTGTAAGAAGGGTGAGGCCACGCGTATCCTCATGGAGGTTTCGCGCCGCCGGGCCAAGGGGCTGTGTTCGTACAAAATGATGAAGCTATTGGCCAACCCGAAGTTCGGCGGACTTGATGCATCGCAGATGTCCAGCGGAGACGCCAACGCATTGCGAGAGCACATCATGACCAAGGGCGGCGGGAATCGCTGGGCCAGCATTACACACACAGAAGCCATGAACGTGCTCAAATCACGCAGGAGGTAGACAATGTTCAATGCTGTTCACGTTACCGAAACAATCGACGAAGCAACGCGTCAGGACGAGCGATTCGGCGATCAAGCCGCGCTCCCAGATGGCACCGGTAGTCGCGGCCAGGTCCAGCGCGAGGGCGTAGCTAGGCATGCATGTGAGAAGGCAGCCAAGGAAAAGCGAGTCACGTGGGCGCATATCCTGAATGAGGAATGCGCAGAAGCGCTTGCTTGCACCGACGAGGGACATTTGCGGCAAGAGCTTGTGCAGGTTGCCGCCGTCGCTTTGCAATGGGTCTCGGCCATCGATCGGCGCGCCAAATGAAGTGCCAATGCAAAGACCCTGTGCCGCAAGACGTCGTGTCATACGGCGGAGATAAACTCATGGAGATTTGCGGCGCCTGCCACCACGAGCACAAGGCCAAGTGAGGCAAATGCGGCAAGTTCTTCAAAGACATTAAGCGCCACATGCGCAATGAGCACCCCGCCCCCAAAGAAGACAAGTAGCATGGAACCTTTACACTACCTGTATTTCAGGGTAACATTGTGGTGGCTTTCGTATCAGATCAACAAAAGGAACAAACGCCATGACCATGCATAAACTGTTCGCAATGCTTTCCGCCGGGCTTGCTTCCGCCGCAATCGCCTTCCCCGTTGCCGCCATTCCGCTGGGTGCCGCCGCTGCCGCCGCTGCCGCCGGTAGCGCCGCATTTGCTCATTCGGCCGACAAGACGGCAGCGGCTACGGCTATCGTTGCTGCCGCAGCTGCGTCTGTGGCTAACACGCTGCCGGCCAACGACCCTGCCGCCAACATCGTCAAGGCCATCGTTACTGCGGCCGATGACGACCAGTACAACAGCGGGTCAGCCTAGCCATGTCGGAGTTCACGGACGCGCTGATTTCAGAGGCAAACGCATGGGTTGGGGAGCGCGAGGTCACGCAGAATCGCAGTCCTAGAATTGACATCTTGCATGAGTTTTGCAACCGAGACCCCGCGTTCTGCGACCCATATTGCGCCCAATTCTGCAGCTATATGCTGCATCTTGCGTCCCTTAAGACCGGCATCAAGTGCCCCCTGTTGAAGTCATCGAGCGCCATGGAGTTCATGCGCAAAAACATCTCATTTGAAGTGAAGTCGCCTCAGCCGGGAGACCTGTTTATCATCGACCACGGGGGTGGCAAGGGGCACATGGGAATCGTGGAGAGCATCAGTCCACTCAACCCGGATATTCTGCAAACGATTGAGGCCAATACTAATCCGACTGGCGGCAGAGACGGGGACGGGATATATGCGCGTTCGCGGCACATTAAGGAAATTATTTGTTTCATTCGTGCGGCGGTTTAACGTGCCAGTAATTTGGGGACTGTTCGTAATCATGTGCTGCTATATTGCACTGCAAGACCGACGATGATCACCAAGAAAGACGCAAGATTCATCGTGTTCCGCGCCACAACCGGAAGCACCATGAATACGCAAATTGCCAAAATCGGCATGCTGGTTGACGGCAGGGTGTATACCCACAATGGCATTGGTGGCCACGGAATCAAGTGGTATCACCGCGGGGTGCCGCTCGAGAGGCTAAACTACGTCCGCGAAGCTACTCCACGCGAGGTGGCGCTAGGAATCTCAATCCACTAGCGCGGCGTGATAAGGCGCCAAATCTCGGCGCCAAACGTGCCAAAGATTCCGATAGCAGCTGCGAACACGAGCTTTTCCACCCAGCCCCAACGCTTTTCCATCGACTTCAGCGTAACGTTAATCACGGCCAGGCTTTCGGCCATCGTTCGCTCAATGCCGATGGTTGCACGGCGCACGTCGCTGATAAGCTCTTCGGCCTTATCTAGTCGCCTGTCGTGATCATTGTAGGCCTGTTGTAAGCGGTCTGAAGAAGTCATTGTTTCTTACCGCCAGCCGAGTCTTGCAGGGACACGATGCGCGTTAGTTCGGCCTGTGCTTCTTCCCTGGTGTTAAACACGCCGACAAACACCGACTTTCCTTCTCGGTGAATGTCCAGGCGGAATTTGGTGCCTTTGTATGGCGAAATGCCGTCGCGCGTGTTCATTAAGTGATACTAGAATACACCGGGACATAGCCCAGGCTGTTTCCGAACTCGTCAAACACCTGAATCTTTTTCACCACGCTGCCGGGAGTGGTCGCCGCCGCGTAATTTCCAACGCCGATTCCGCCTTGCGCAATCAGCTTCTGCCCAAGCTGCGTGGTGACGCTGTTTATCGGGGCGGTGTCGATGAACCCTGGCATTTGCTGGACCATCTCGGCAAACGTGTTCGGCGTAATGCTTCCGTTGTTGAAGTACAGGATAACCGGGTGGCTAATCACAACCGGGTGGCCAGCTGGCATATGTACCAGGGTGAAAATGTCATAAACCGCCGACGGGAATGGCGTGGCAGTGACCGTGAGGCCCATTGAGAACCACTGATATTCACCGTCTGATACGCTGTTGCTAGCGATTAGACCCATACCAGGCAACCCGGTAAGTGTGGGAGGCGTCTTGGCGGTGAACAGGTCTCTTATGTCGAACGACACGGAGAATTGGTTGAATCCAGACGGGGCGCGCACCCACATACCAACAGCCAGCATGTCTCCGACGGCCATGGTCCTGCCGTCGTAGTTTCCGCCGATTGACTGATAGTTGGCGGCGGGGTCACCCGATGCGCCGGAAATCTGAAACGCCGTTGTGCCGCCGTATCTGTCGGCCAGGCCAGTGGTAACGGTTATCCCGCCGCCGTTAAACTGAGACGCAATCGGCACCGGGACGCCAGCGCTGCGAATTGGGTACAGGCTCTTCGCGCTCTGTGTTACCAGGCTGCTCTGATTGCGAGAAACGTTGTTATCTCCCCACCATTTCGTGAACCCGAATCCAACGTCGCCCTCTCTGGCCAGGTTCACCGTCCTGGAATCATCGTCGTTGACGTCCAGCGTGCGGATTGAATGCTGGCCCCTGACGTTCCATGACGACGCAACAGAAATCTGCTCGGGGCGGTGAACGCCGTCAAACTGTACATTTGGAATGGTTGGGTCGTGCGTAACCTCGTCTGCCTTGCGAGCAAATTCCACGATGGCTGACCCGAAGGTGCTCAAGTTAGACGCCCATACCACCGGCGGCATCGTCTCGCCGTCATAGGACTCTACGATTAGATCATGCACCTCAAACTGCCACGTAGTACCGCCGGCATAATAGCGCACGCCGCCGGCATGTCCAACGCAGTCCTTAAACCGCACGTCTGAAGAGCCGCCGTCGGTAATATGCGTAATCGGGTCTTCTTTGCCACGAACGCGGAACGCATAGCGCTCGTCTGCAAACTGAGAGGCGCTGGCGTTGCCGGTGCTCTTTACGCGATTGAAGTGGAAAAAGAACGTATACCCAATGTCAATACCGGGGCCGCAGTTAGCTCCTTGGTTGCAGGGGACCCACACGTTGTCAAAAAAGACGTTTGGGCAATTTTGGGCCGTTCCCCGGCTTGCCTCAGTGAACGTATCAGGATCAACCAGTGGGTCGCCGTTGATTCCAATGCGCACCGGGGCATTAGTATACGGGCACTGCATATCGCGGAATGAGTTGCCGCCCGCTGCCATGTCATACATCCATATTGCGGTTTGGCGTCTTGCTGGCAGTGCGGCGCGCGCGGCATCCCCGGCGCTGCCTGGGACGCCCATGTTGAACACGGCAGACGGGGCCATGAATTGCGCCTGAATACCGCCAACGCCCTGGAATGAGTAGGCTCCCTGGCAGCGCTTAAAGCCTGGCGCCGGTGATGCGTTTTCCGTGAGCCAAATACCGCCGCCCATGACGTTGCCGGTATAGGTACCGTTCATGTAGTAAATGGTACCGTTGGGAGAACCTGCGGTGTTTAGGGAGTCAATGCAGGCGTAGATGGTCTTGCAGGGGTATCGCCAGTCAAGGCCGTCGTTGGAGTCGTCGCCGGTTGGAGACGCGTAACGCGCGTGCAACTGATCGTTATATGGCAAAGGCAGTCGCAGCGGACGGGTCATTTATTACGCCGGGGCCTGAATGAGTTTCCAGAGTGAGATACTAGCGCCAACGCCAAACGCATTGCTTGCGTTAGACCCAAACACAAGCGAAGTAACATTGGTGGTCTGCTCGTCCCAGTACACCATGGCTTCCATAGAATCGGTGAGACCACCGCGCTGGCCCTCTGACCAAACCCGGGCCGTACGGCTCTTTTGGCTGGCATTGCGGCGCGCACGGAAGTAACCGCGGAAAGTAACGTCGTCGGTGCTAGACGTTGGGGTCTGCCCAATAACGGGAGACGTACTGTCGGTAAGGAATTGCGTCGGCGTGCCGCTGCCGCTATAGCGCAACAGAATCTGCATCTGGCGCATGTTGGTAGTAACGCCATTTGGCTCGAGCAGCAAGTTACCGGCCGCAGCTGCCGGCAGGTGACCTTCGAAGTAGTAGTCCCCGTCGGTGTCGCCATTCAGGGACGAAAACGTGATACTTCCGGCGGCGGAGCCAACGACGGTTTGCCGAGAGACAAACTGCAGACCATTCGAAATGTTTGTGTTTGCGGTAGCAATAGCGGTGGTGTTTGTTGCGATGTTGGTTGTGTTGGTGGCGATATTTGCAACGTTGGTGGCGTTCGCAGCGCCGACGGCCTGGAGGTACGTTTCCGTGCCGTGGGTGTTGGAAAAATATCCGCCCGTATTTTGTGTCCCAACCAGAGATGTGCCGCCAGTCCCGTCAGTGGCGGCAAGCGCGGCTTTCAAAACAACATCTTCCTGGAGAACGTGCTGAAGGTCCGGCTCGCTAAACATGCCGCCATTGGCATTGACGCCAACCAGGGTCGCGCCGCTGGTAACGCTGGTGTCAGCAAGCTGCGCCAGGGTAACAAACCCGGCCGCAGCAACCCGCAGAATCCAGCGCAGTCCAGAGATGCCATTGACGGCAATGACCGTCGAACCAAGCGACGCGCTAGAAACCTTCAGTTCCCAGTAGGAGTCATCATCGGTCTTATATACCTCGGAACCAAGGGTAAGCCCTGAGGGGTCAAGCGCTGCCAGTTCCGTAGAGTCGGCCACCACGATAATGGCGCCGATGCGCTGTCCTGGGTTTTGCGGGTTGCCAGTAACGCTGGACATTATCGGTTGCCCTTTCCAAACATGATCGCAGTGACGTTACCGGCGCCAGACGACGGGGTAAAGGTGAGGGTAAAGGCGCGCGGACCAAAACCGCTTTTTTCCAGGATGGCGCTGGTCGGACTACCAGTTGGGGCGGCAAACGTGAACCCGGTGTAGCTGGAGAAATGACCCGTGCTCTGCGATGGGTCGCCAAGCTCACCCATGGGCGTGCTGATGTAGTCGTTGCTGGCCTGCATCGTCCACGTGCCAGCCACGGTGCCCGTGGTAATCAACTGCAACGACAGCAGGTCGATCACGTCAGTCGTGATAACCGGCGATACGATGGGCGTGGCGCCAACGATTGCTTGGGTAGGTATGATGTAACAGGCTTTTCCGCGGCCAAGAAGGTTTGAACGCAAGGGGGCTCCTACTAATACGGGCTAAGGTCGTTAGGGCGGGTTAATTGACTTTTGCTGGGCCGTTTTCAAAGAATCTGAATTATCCTTGCTAGTTGAGGGCTTGGGGCCGGGCGCCTTGCGCACCTTGCCGTAATCCGGGTCATAGGCCACCGTGCTGCGCCCCAGCCACACACCGATGCCTTGTTCGACCGGCTGTGTCATCTGGAATGACTTGAGCAACCCGGCCTGAGCCAGTGCGGCATAAATAGCCGAGTCAATGTGGTCCGACGTGGACGGGTAAAACTCGCGCATGGCCTCGACTTGCGGCTTGAGGATGGCGGCACTGGCGATAAGCGGCATGACCGACAGGGGGTCATTGAGGACGTTGTACTGCGACCAGAACTTAAACTCCGACAAATCGTTTGGTTTCATGTACTTCGGACCAAGAAACGTCTTGTATTCCTGGACGGGGAACATATCGGCCAACTGCTGGTGTACGTTTTGACAGTGCGTCTGAAACAAGCCGGCAACGTCGGTGTGCGCGTCCACAAAGCCGAGGGAGATACGGGCCAGTGCTTCCGCGTCCAGCGGCTTGCTTAGCTGGCGATGTAGTTTGTCCCAGGAGTGCTCTTTCTTGGGCATGCGATACGCCGGCAACTCGCCGCGGACCAGCGCGCGCGCCAGTGAGTCAATCTTTCTTGCAACCCGGGAAGCGTCCAGCATGACGCCAGCGCCAATCTTGGGCATGGGGTCGCCGAGCGCCGGGCCAATTCCGATTACGGCCATAAGCGACTCCGTGGGGTCGATTGGCTTCAAATCGGGAACGAGGCCGATGTCTGCCATTACGGTTGCCCCTGACCGGCCGCGGTGGTTGCCACAGATGAACCGACGGCACCCGCCCCTGCCGTGCCAACCTGTTTCGCGAATTGCGCAACCTTAAGCAACCGCAGGGCATTCGGGTTGCCAGCCTGGGCCGCGCGCGCCACTGCGGCCAGCTTGCTGTTAGCATATGCGGCGGCGCCGGGCAGGTGCTCTACCGCCTGGTGGGCCGCCAGCGCACCCAGCGCCGTCACCGGATGACCGCTGACCGCGCCTACGACTGCGCCCGTGACCGTGCCGTGGCCAAGCAGGTTCTTAACCAGCCCGCGGCCAGATACGCTGCCGGTTTGCTCTTTCCATGCCCGTTGGTCGATGGCCTTCGTCATCGTGGCCAGGGCCGAATATGTCTTGTTCAGCTGCTTTATGTGGGCGACTGCGGCCTCTCCCGCTTTGTCCACAGCAGCGGCGTCAAGATGACTGTCGAGGTAGTCTTTTAGGATTGCTGCGAATTCTGCCTTTGCTTTCGATGACTCGCCAGGGTTAAGGCCGTTGATAACGTCCACGGCGCGCGTTTGCAGCTTGGTAACAACTTGCCGCAATTTTTGCGTCGGCACATAGACGTCCGATGGAATCACAGAGGGCGGAATCTTTGTAATTCCCTGGGCCTTTAGCGACTGAATTACGGCCTGTCCCTCCTTGATTTTGGGTGCCCACGCATCAAGCAAAGAATCACGAATCTTAGCAAGTCCATTTGAATAGACTTCATTCAACGGGTCTTTCGCTAGGTCGGCAATCTCACCGTCCAGGTGCTCAACCAAACCGCGCACCGACACGCCACCGGTCTTTTCGTCGATGATCTTGTACGCGGGGTCAAGTTGCTCGCCAACTGCCTCTAGTTTACCACGAAACACGGGCGCCGCCTCAATGGCCGGCTTTCGCGACGCGCGCAGCAATTCGGGGTCAGCCCGCAACGTATCGATGACATTCTTTTGCTGGTTGGCAAGGAGCTTCTTGACCTTCGGCGTCGCGCTCCCCGACGTTCCTTCGCCCTCGGCTACACCGCGCAGCAGGTTACGCTCGTCACTGGCCGGCGCGCGCTTGAATAGCTCGCCCGCGCCGTGGAAAATGGCCCCAAGTGCGCCACCCGCCGCCGCGCCGCCAAGTGCACCCTCGCCCGCCGCAGGCAAGACGTCCTGTCCGTGCGACAAGGCTTCCCCGCCCGCGCTGGCCGCGCCATAGCCAGCGCCGCCAATGGCTCCCTTGACTATAGACTGCGTAAGTGGCGCTGCTTCCGCGAGACGTGCGCCGACGCCAAACGCCTTAGCGCCCACGCTTGCCACTTTGCCGACGGCGCCGCCAAGCACAGTTTCAGGAACAAGAGATATACCCTTGCCAACCCATGAGGAAATCGGATTTTGTTCATTTGCTTGGTCAATCTGCTGTTGGTATGCATCGCGAGCCGAAGCGTAGTCACCGCCGCCGATAGCCGAGATGGCGCCAGAGATGGCTGGCGCCGCGCCGAAAACGTTGGTGGCGTTAAGGGCGACGGTGCGCAGTGGCGAGATTTCGGGTGGCTCCGGTGCCAGTTCGTCCAAAGACCAGCCCGCGGGCAACCCTCCGGAATTTCCGGATGGTTCGGCAATCTTCCACCCCGCCGGAAGGGCCATTACTTAATCAGCGTTCCGTCGGCGGTATGCGCCGAGCCGTCGGGATAGAGATAACCCGTCTGACCACCCGGACCACGAATCGGGCGCGCGCCCGGCGGCGGTCCGGCAGGCCGGTCCTCGCCAAAGATGCCAAGTTTGTGATTCTTCACTGCGGCGGCGTACGTGGGAGACTTTGCAGCCAACCCGGCAAGGGCGCTGTCATACTGCTTGGCGTAGTTGGCGTGTTCGCCGCGCAGTTTGGTAACCTCGCCTTCGGCCGCCTTGATGAGATTCTCGCGCACGGCCTGGCCAGACTTGCCCGAAATAGCCTTCTTGATGTCGTCGGCCGTAACGTCGGCCCAACTGCCCTTGGCGCCCTTGATCATCTTGAGAGCGACCATGGACGGGCGCCCGCCGCCGGAGAAAATAGATGCAATGCGCTCCGTGGCCAGCGCATCGGTCAACGCCGACGGGTTGGTTTTCAGGGCGGTAACAAGGCCCTCTGCCTCTTGCAGGTTCTTGGCCGTCTTGATGGCCACGGCCTGTTGCGGGAACAGGCGCCCGCCAAGCTTGGCAATTTGCTCGTCGGCAATCTGGTCTTTGACGCCGCTTGCCGCTGCCTTTTCCTTGGCGGCGGTGGCATAGTTTTTGGCGACCTCGCTGGACTGGAGCTTGATCGTAGACGTGTCAAGGCGGCGCTTTTCGGCCGCAGCAATGGCGGCGCGCTCCGCTTCGTCGGTGGCTTGGGCTGCCTCTAAACTCAACTTAGAGTTTAGTTTCTGCACTTCGGCAATGCCTACAGCGTTCTTGGACTTCGCGGCCATGGCGTCAGACTGCGCCACAATGGCCTTGAGCTTGTCGGCCTGCATCTGGCGGTGCGCGGCCAGGTCGGACAGTTGCTGAGACGTAAGTTGGGTCAGGTCCCCTTGCGCCATTTCCACGGCCTGAAACAGAGATTTCTTTTTCTCTGTTTGGGCCTGGAAGTCGCGGTTGATGTTGTCTTGGACGATTTTAAGGGCTTCATTGGTTTGGTTAGGATCACGTCCAATGCCACCGAGCAGGATACCCACACCAATAAGAATTCTACGACCAGCCGACTTATCATCGAAGTATCCATGGTACTTAAAGTCAGCATACTCTTTTCGGCGTGCCGCAATCTCCTTTTTTGCTTCCTCACGGTCGGACTGCTGATTCTTGAGAAGTTCAGCCTGCGCGGCGGCGTTGTCAGCCGCCGTCTTGGCTTGCAGGTCTAGCCCGGGTTGCTGGGCCGCGCTGGCCTCCTGCATCGCGGCGACCTGCTTGTCACCCGCGGCGGTAACGTTCTTAGCCGCGTCGGCAACCAGCCCGGGGCCGGCCGGGGGTGCAACGGGAGGCGCCGCAGATGCCCCGGGGCCGCCCTGGCGCATTGGTGGCGCCACGGGGGGCGGTGCAGGCGGCGCAACCTGCGGGGGAGGCAACTGCGGGGCTGCAAACGCAGGCGGGGGCGCCTGGGGAGGGGGTGGCGGGGGTAGGCCAGGCGGCAGGGAACTAATCGGCGGGATGCCAGATGGAGCCGTGCTAGTATCAGGAGGCGGCGCAACCTGCTGAAACTGCGTAAGCGGCGTGTTAAGCGCCGGATCCTGGAAGTCGAAATCTCCCATTACTTACCCGCAGCAGAAGACGCCCCGGAAGACGCCCCGGAAGCGATTGCAGAACCACCCGCGCGGACGGCGTTGGCCCAAAAATCTTCGTCGCTAGCCGCCAGTGCGTTTTGATTCTGGCGATTCCCCTCGGCAATTGAACTCGCCTGGTTACTTCCGCCGATAGCCGTAGATGACGCCTGATTGGCCTCTCCTGCCTGCTGCCCCAACACCTGTCCCTGCTGAGACCGCGCTTCCGCCGTCTCATTTGCCCGCAGAAGCGACGCCGCCTGGTTAGCCTGAGCCTGGGCCTGGGCCGTATTCTTCATGGCTTCCGTGCGCGCCAAGGCCGCATTAACGCCACCTACGCCGCTGGCGGCGGACTGCTGCTGCGCCGCAATCTGGCCCAACCCCTGCTGGAGCTGGTTTTGCGCCACGGATGGCGTTGCGCCCGACACAACGCCTTGCAGTTGTTGCAAAAGCGCCTGCTGGCCCTGTTGGGCGCCCGTGTACTGCTGGCCATACTCACCGAGCTTGCCGTAAAGCGCGTTAGAAATGGCCACGGCGCGCGCGGACTGCTGGGCAGAATCCAAGGTGCCAACGGGGGCTGCGCCCCCGGGGTCGCTCGAAAACTGGCCCGTGACGCGGTTGTAGTACAGGCCGCTATTGGGGTCATAAACGGAGTCTTGCGCCTTGGCGGCAGGGGTGTAAGCAGAATCGAACCAAGTGTGCGGGGCGCTGAATTCGAAAGCCATGGGTCTCCCTACTAATACGGGCTAAGGTCGTGATACAGTGGAACCATGGTTTCAGCCCTGTTCGTAATTAAAGACGGCCCCTATTTCGGCATTTCTGGCGTAGACCCATGGGACATAACGCGCGATGCCATGAATTATACTGGGCCACATCCGGTCATTGCCCATCCGCCATGCGCAAGGTGGTCACGGGTTGCGCCACTGGTACAGGCGGTGCATGGGTATAAAATCGGGGACGATGGCGGCACGTTTGGTTCCGCCCTTTTAAGCGTTCGCAAATGGGGTGGAATACTTGAGCACCCCGCAAAAACCATGGCATGGGATAAATACGGCCTCCCCGTCCCGCACAGAGGCGAATGGACGTCGGTAAAAGACGGAGAATTTGTCACAGAGGTTGAACAGCGCAATTATGGCCACCGAGCAACCAAGGCGACTTGGCTTCTGGTTTGCGGATATTCTGGTGTTTTGCCGCCCCTGCGATGGCATGACAGCGAACCTGCGGTGGCCAGCCTAAGCAACAGAAGGAAATCTGTCCGCGGGGACAAGGCAAGGATGCCACCGCGAGAAAGGCTGGAAACACCGCTTGCTTTTAAGCAACTGCTGATTTCCATTGCCGAAAAGTGTGGCCCTACTTAGCCGGCACCCGTGACGTCGCGTTAACCCGCGAGATACCGGCCTCGACACCGACTTCAGCGCCGAGCATCTCGATAACGCAGCTGTCGCCAGGAAACGGGATAAGGTCGAAGTTGGTGGATACATGGAGCTCCCAGGTGGACGCCTCCTCTTCCTTGGGGTTGAATGCGTAGATGTACGGCTTATTGGGGTCTGGCGTCAGGTCGTAAATGGACGTGGGATTGCCGTACATGTCGGGAGATGAAAGTTCGACGTATAGGTTGTGCGGACCCTTGTACTTGCCAACCAGCTGCAATTCCCAGAGGCGTTTCCAGTTGCGAATCGTGCCAAAGGAGATACTGCCCAAGTTGAATTCCATGGGGATGCCCAGCGACGCATTCCCGCGCACGTCGGCAAAGCCGGTACCCTGCCGCATGACGTAGGTGGCGTCCTGGTAGGTGGCCTGACCGCGGTAGTTTGTGATCAGCGAGGTCGGCGCCGTCACATCGTAACGCGCCCAAATGCGGCTCACCATGTCAAAGACATATATTCCCGTGCCACCCGCGGTCACGAACATGCGCTGCTTGTCGTCCACTGTGATGCTGATTGCGGTGGTAATGTCCGTTTGCAGCGGCTGGGAAAGCCACTCGTTCGTCAGTTGTCGCGTCATGAGCCAGATGCCGCCTGCCGTGCTGGAATAGGCTACACCCGCGCGCACCGTCTCCATGGCGCCCGTGCATCCGTTCTGATAGGGCAGCGTAATCAGCGTCGGCAGACTGCCGTTGGCGCCCGTGGCGTCAGGCAACTGGCCTGGGGCGAGGTAGCGCATGGATTGGCCGCAACCGACGATGATGTAATCGTCAAGAACGGCAAGAGATACTGGCTTATCGTCGGTCGGCGGAGGGATGCGCAGTGCCGGGTGGAACCACAAGGAGTCGCCTTCGGTTTTCTCGCCGCTCACCCAAATGCTGCCATCATAGGCGATAACCCAATCACGGTCCCGGAACGTGATTCCTTGCGTGAAGGCTGGCGCAGGGTAGCGCTGGAGAAATCCAAGGTCGGTATAAAGCTTCTCTCCGCTAATGATGGCCGCGTCGGGCTTGCTGTCTACGTACTGCCACGTGTCCAAATCTGGACCGGGGCCGACGGTGGAGAACGTGAAGCCAGCACCGTTGACGTCCAACGGGTCAGTGACCAGGTAATGCTCGGTCGTAGGCGTGCCGTTGGCAATGGCCGTGCGGTAGATGGCGATTCCGATCAGCCTGTGGTTGGTCGGGATGACCAAGCGACCACCCAGCGTGATGGCATCCTGCGTTCCGGTGATTGACACCTCCAGTGACGGGGAAATCAGCGTGTAAACGCGGTCCCCGTTATCGCTGGTGACCTGCGCCACCACGATGTACTGATAGGTCGAATTGAACGTCAGGGCCAGTGCGGCGGATGACGTAGTCTTTGACACAAGGAACGGCTGCTCAAACCCAAGGGAGATGCCGTCTTCTGTGAATCCGCTGGTGGAAAACTGCCCAGACAGCGGGCCAGGCAAAAGCATCTCACCGAAGTTCGGCACCGTAACCCCTGGCGTTGGGTCGATAAAAAACTGCTTGATGCCAACCGTGTTTTCTTGCAGCGTGTTAATACTCGCTGGGTAGACCTGCCCAGCGGTGAACGACTGCGCTCGATACGGAAGAACCACACTGGCAATGGTCTGGCCTGCGTCAAACGGCGGCGCCGACGACAGGTCAAAGGCGAAGATGTTTGGCGTTGCTTCGCCGTCAAAGCGCCAGTCGGCGTATGCCACGCCGCGTTCCCATTGGCCAATAATCTTTTGCGTCGATTTGAAACCGAGAAGAAACCAGCACGGCTGAATCGGAGCCTGTGTCGTAGTAAGCTTTTGGATTGTAACCGCCGTATCGCCGGTCAACGATTCGTTGTATTGACCCGTCAATCCATTAGACGGCTTGGTGATTACGGTGTGGCTGTCAATAATCTGGGTGATTATGTAGGTTCCGTCGTTGGCGGCGTGTGCAGCTCCAGCAACACTGATAAACCCCCCGAGGTAACTGGCGTCAAACGTCACCGATGCGATGTGGAATTTGTACGCATCGCCAGCCACGGCAAGCTTAACCGCCGCCGTTACCCCGCTTCCAAAGAACTCGCTGACCACGGGTGCCCCAGCGGTCACCGCGACATTGGCGGCAACGGCGGAGATTACAAAGTCGCCGTTGTTTGCGGACTTCGCCGCACCGGAAATGGAAATCAGATTGTTAACATCGGTGGTGTCGAAGTGATGCGCGGAGAGAAACAGCGTAACCGCCGGCAGCGGAGTAAACGTGAAGTCTAGGTGGGCGCCCGGCCCGCCGTCTGGGCCATTCCCGCTGATGAAATTGCAAACGCAAATCGTTCCCGTGGCGAAAAAATCAGACGGCAAAAAGAAGCGCTGATACACGTTGATAGTGTTGATTGTCGTGTACTGTATAGTAAACGTCGTGTTGTTTCCACTGACCGATGACCCGGCGACGGCAACGTGAGCGCCAGCCTGGAGAAATTGCAATTGGTCATCGTCGATAAGGGGTCCGTTAATCGGAGGGCCAACGCTGCTGGTAGCGTTTGGCCACCACAGCACGGTCACGGGAGATACGGATGCCGTAACACCAGCGAGCGTATCGTCTACCATTCGGGTGCCGGCCGTGCTAATTGCCTCGGTGACGACGGTAATTGTATTGATAAAATTGACGATGCGAAACGAGTGGTTGTTTTCGGGGTGAGATGACCCCGTTATGTTCAGAAATCCGTATACGGCCTCAACGGCAAATGAAGCGTTGTTAAACACCCATGTGCGGGTTGAGGCGGTGGCGCTGTCCGCTCCGTTGTGCGTAATGCTCGCAATCGTCTGCGTAACCTCAATCTGGGGAGAAAACGGCGTTCGGCTAAAGGTGTTGCCAGACTCGTAATCACCTGGGCTAACCACGGCCGGTTGCACGGGTTGTCCCAACATGTAATCGCCGCTGGTCAGCGACACAGGCTCTTCCGGGTGGCCGTGGGATAGGCCGTTACCACCCTGGTAGTACGCAACCAACGACTCTTCGCCGCCCACGTCGAAGGAACGCGACTGCGCAATTACGCTGTTGACGGTCTTGTATTTGGTCGATGCCGATAAGCGCGGTATTGACCAAAATTCAACCTGCCGAAGCGCCGGGTCATTGGCCGGGCCAGCGGGAGGCGAGTACCCAACTGACAGCTTGGACACGCCAAGCCACACGGTCAGGTCGGCGTCGACGTAGCCCGTGACCGAGTCTGGGTCGTTGGCGTAGGTCTCGCTGACGTCATATTCTGACGTCTTAACGTCGTCGGTAAGCTCGTATACCTGCAACCCGCCACCCGGCTCTATGGTTGCCAAGTAAGACGGTTGCGAGCTTGAAATAGGGCTATAGGCGTTTCGTATCCATGCTACCGGACCGCGGCAGTCCATGTCCGAATGTGCGCTATGGTGTTGTGTGATCGTGGACACGCCGTTGAACGAAAAATAATCTACGGTGACGTTTACCTCGCTACCGCCGCTGCTAAACCCGCCAGGTTGCGCAAGCTGCATCGTGTACAGCGCGGAGCTTATCGTCGCGGTGTTGTTGCAGACGTCCCAGTACCCGGGGAATACGTTCCAGTTGAGCACAACATCGCTCTTGATGGCCAGCTGCTCACCCTTGAGCGAGAACACGCGCACGTCGAGGTGCAGGTTGTTGATTAGGTGGTTTGTGATAACCCAAAACCACCCGCCGTCATAGTTGGCAACGACCTTGGCGGCGCCTGGGTATAGCGTGGTAGAAATGTTCCCGCCGGTATACAGTTTGCGCGGCGCCGTGATCCACGCGCCGTCTTCGGCCATGAAACCCACATAGGTGTCGTAAGACGTCGTGGCCGGCACAAACTGTGACCACGTCATGCACGTGATGCCGGCAATGCAGGCGCTATCTGGCGCCTCCATTGTAGTTTGCGTGGTGTGCGCAACGCGCTCGCTCAGCTTGTTCGGCACCACCCGCGTGTCATCATAGTATGACCATACGGCGCCATTCCAAACGCGTGGGACGTGGTTGGCAACCGAAAGCAGCTGATTACCCAGCGGAGACAGTAATTGCGGGTTGCTCCAGTCTGGCGTTGTGACCGCGGTGCCGTCGGTGGCCTTTCGCGCGTCGGTATGGAATGACTCAAAGCCGTTGCGCTGAGCAATCTGAAGCACCGGAGAAACGCCCGGGTTGGGCGGGACGTAGTTTACAACCTGCGCGTTAACAAGCCGCTCAATGCGGCCAGAGGGCCCGGCGTGCTTCGGCGGCGTTTGATCAGGAGGCAGCAGCTGGACGTCGACTGGCGTCGGTGTTAATGCCACGGGTTATCCTTTAGCGTCATGGCGTCAAACGCCTCCCCGGGGAAGTCGCCAGACTTACGCCACCACTCCAGGCGGCGCCCGTCGTCATACACAGACACCTCGCCAATGTGCTGGACCAAATCGGGAACGTGCGACGCCCATGAGATACCAAGCTCGCGAGAAGCTTGCTTGAGCGCCCCGTCGGACGCCTGCATATCGCAACCCGCGACATCGTTCCAGTCGGTCAGCCGTCGCAGGGTATCCACCGGAAAGAGAAGCGCCTGGTTAAACATCGACGTCCCTGGCGGCGCAATGTGCAGGCCCGGCGCGTGGTCTCTGCGCACCGGACCCGGGGTAAAAAACTGTACCCAGCCAATACCCAGCGGCACGCTAAACCCGAGCATGTACGGAATAGCGTTCTTACAAAAGCGAAGGTCGTCTTCTAGAAACAACAAATCCTCTTTGTTTTCATAGGCGAACTTAAGTGCGGCAAAAAAGGCGTCTCGGTTCCCGGGGCGCTTCTTTTTCACATGCAAGACGGTGTTGTGCGTGGCCAACACGGCATAGTCGCCGTCAACCACAATAACTAGGTTGGTGTCGTCATTAAGCTGGCGCCGCACCTCTTCGTAGGTGTGCGCAAAGTAGTATTCGTTGTTTTGGCGCGGCACAGTGACAATGGTTACCATTAGGCCACAGGATAGCGAGAGATGTAGTAGTACGTTCCATCAATGGGCATGAGCGTGGCAGAGTAACGTGCGGGTAATATATTAGCGCTCCCCGGTGACACGTTTCCGTTGATCACGAGTTCGTTTCCGCCGAATCCATGGATAATAACAACCTGCTTTGTGCGGCTACTTGGCAGTGTTACTGTCACTTTTCCAGTTTGCGTGTTGACGTACAAAATGTCGGTCGAATCTGGCAAAAGCAGACTACTCGTAACCTTCTGAACTGTCGGCGAACCAGCGGTGGACAGGGCGTTAAACGCCGTCTGCACGTTTTGTTGAACGCGCGTCAGGTCGGCATCGTCGGTGCGCAGGAGTTTGAACACTACATTCCCCCGCCGGACCAGCCGCCAAAACCGCGGCCCCTTCGCAACCAGGGCGCCTGGGTCACGTCTTCCGTACGATTTGCCGCCATCTTGACAACGCGCTGACGCAGTTGTGCCATTTGTTGGTCAAGTTGCGTGGTGTCCTGCTGGCGCGCGGCGCGGATAGTGCGCGACGCATGAACTTTGATGTACAGCGCCCACGGTACAAGTTGCAGCGGCAGCTCATAGGACAGGTCGGCAAATTGAAGGGTAACGAACGCGGTGTCAGCAAGCGCCGTGACACCGGTGTCAAGCCATGGCGTGTGAGGTCCAACTGGAATAGTAACAAAGGCCGTCGTGCCGGATGTGCCGGTTATGGTAAACTCTGCAAGGCCAGCCTGCCAGGCGCCGCGGGAGATTTTTATGGTTCCACCAACGAACGTGGTCTCTTCGTTTGCCTCAAGCGCGTCGAGGCTAAGCACGTCGTTGTAAAAGCCAATGCTGCCATTCGGGTTAGACAGGAAGGTAGAGCTTGTGAAGTTGGTTACGTCTATTTCCTCCTCGGTCGTGCCGATTTCCCAGGCGGTTTTTGTAATCCAGGTGGTTTGCGTTCCGAAAGACCCGCGCAAAACGCCAATCTTATAAGCAGCCGGCAGTATTGCCCCTGCCTCAAAACCCGATGGTCTCTGAAAGTCGTACCTAAGCCCGGCGCTATTGACAATGCCGGTAAACTCCCAGATACCGACGTTTGTAGCGGTAATTGGAGCGTCGTCCTTAAGGAAAAGTATTTTGTCACCGATGACCAGCTGTTGATCGTCGATGTTGAAAAACGGCGGCGGGGTCGGCGTCGGAATAAACTCAAGCAGGTTGGGCGATGCCTGGGACCACGAGCCGTATGCGTCCAGTGGGTTCACCGTAATCAAATTGACCACGGTGTCGCGCGGCACGGCCATGTCAAGAACGTACGGCTCTGCAAGGTCTGGCAGCAGCGGCGTGTAGTACAGACGATAGCTTCCAGCCGTGGAATTCGGGTTGCTGCCGAGAATGGTCAGGCTGTTGTGCTCAATCAGATAGCGCCGGTCTGGTCCCGGGCCGTAATACACGCCAAGCGCGTTGTATCCCTGGTTGCGCTGGAGGTAGTTGGACAACATGGGGACCGTCTGTACGGTCGCCGTGCCTGGGTTAATCTCCAGCAGGTTCTCTTTGTAGAAGTCGGTAGGCAGAGACGTGGTCTTTGTGCCGTCGGCCAACGTGAAATCAAACGTCTTGATAAAGTAGTGCTGGTTTGCGTCTACCGCGACGTCAAACAATTCGTCTTTCGCGTCGTTGATAAACCTGATGATGTCATCGTCGGTGAAATACTGATTGTTCTTGAGGTTCGACATAAGCCGAATCTCGTTAATCAAGTCAGTGGTCGTAATGTGAATGTTGGACAAATGACACCTAAGAAAAAGCCCGGTACCAGCGTTTACAAGGCGCCGATACCGGGCTAAGCGATGCTAGGTTACTCTCCGTGCGAGTTACAGGCCTTGACCGCTGCCACAATGGCGTGGTGGTCATTCTCGGCGAGGGCATTGGCGAGGATTTTGCCAGGATGCATCCCCATTGCCTCATCGCCATCGTTGTCAGACTCCTTGGCGCCCTTAGACGCCCCGGTCTTGCCGCTGGCATATTTCTTGCCGATGCGGTCTCGCATTTCCTTTTTGATGTCGCGCGCCATGGTTAAACCGCGCGCTTGTTGGCCGAATTCCACTGAAGATTAAGGCAGCCATACAGTGCGTCCGACGTGGTGGGTTCGACGGCGTCGCCTGCGGCGGTCGTAACAAGCAGCGTGATGGTTCCCGCTCCTGCCACATCCTCGGCGGTAACCTGCACCTGGCAGGCGCCCGTCTTGGAATAGGTGGCCTGAACGATGGCCATTCCCCAATCCCACAGTTTAACGGCGGGTTTTTCCAGGGTGATGGTATAGACCCCCGTAGCCCCGTGGACCACCGAAGTGATGCCACGGGTCAGGGGTACAGAGCCAACAGCCCCGGAACTTCCAAACACAACCTTGAACGGAATCTCGGACTTTCCGCTGTACTGGTTGTTGTAGTCGGTGAAGAACGCGGGTTTCATTGGTGGCTCCTATTAGGCAATCAGGATGTTGCCCGACGCGGCGGGGTTCGTGGAGTACAGGAATCCGGCGCAGATAACCGCGATGCGAGTGCTGTTCGTGGCGTAGTCCTCAACCAGCATGTTCCCCTTCAGCGACGCGGGCTTAAAGACCTTGTCGGGATAGGCGAACGTCCAGGTGTCGCACTTCGTCACGAAGATTTGGTTGGCCGGCATCGTCGATTCCGCCAACACCTCAATCTTGCCCGCGGGGGTCATGATTTCGACGCCCGAGTACAGCACGTCAATCCCGTTGAACGAACGCAAGTCATTGCGGGCTTGAGTTTCAAGCTCGTTGCAGATTTGCGCCAGAACGGTTGGATTGACAATCGCGGTGTCCGGCTTGGCCAGCTTCAGGTTAGCCATCAGGCCGCACAGGTTGTTAACAGCCTGCACAAGCGAGCCCTGGTTACGGGCGTCGATAGCCCAACCAGAGACGGCAACCACGTTGCTGGACTCCGTGCGATCAACACCCAGGAAGGTATCGCCGACGGCGCCGTTGGTGCGGCTGGTAACGGGCGGGTTCCAGGCGAACACGCCGGGCCAAGTCACAACGCCGGTCGAGGCCAGCATCTGCCCTTGCAACCCGAGAACATGGCCCGCAGTCGGGGTCATGCCGGAGGTGCTCACGTCCACCAAGATGGACGCGTTTTCAGGGTTAGTACCCACCACGGTGGCCGTGCCGGTATCCAGAGTACCCGTCGCCGGGGTCGCTTTCGACACCAGGACGTTGCCCAGCGCGAAGTGAAACACATCCGTGCCCTGCGTCAGCACCAGGCGCCAGATGTGGCCCGTGGTGTTGGTTGCAGTGCTGATGGTGCCCAAGGTGCCGTGGCCGTCAGAGAAGACCATCGCCTCAAAGTTGGCGGCGGCATTCTCCATGGCGTTTTTCG